CGCGACAGACTGCGCCACGAGCAGACCGAGCAGGAGGAGCGCGAGCGGGCCGAGGCCGAGAGGGCAGCGGCGCTCAGGGCGGCTGAGGAGGCGCGCCAGCGTCGCGTGGCAGAGGGTATGGAAGCACCTGTGCCTGCCGTGGCGGAGCCCGCCCCTGTGACTACCCAGCACGAGATGCTCAGGGACTACGTAGGCGCCACCACATGGATCGCGACCATCGAAGCGACCGCGGACCAGATCAAGGCCATGGGAGCCTATCTGAAGGCCCATGGCATGCACGGCGGCATCTCGACGACGGGGGTCGCACTCGATGACGAGGGCGCGAAACAGGTGCGCGGGGAAGCGGTAGAGCGCGCGAAGGACATCGCACGGATGGGAGGCATCAATGGCTAGCAAAAACGAGCTCGCGGTATCCGGCGATCAGCCGGGTCTCGCGCTGGTAAACGATCAGATGGAGGGACTCAAGCAGCTCATGAGGCACTCGCTCAAGAGTGGGCTCGACTACGGAGTCATCCCAGGGACGAAGGGACGGCCCTCGCTGCTACAGCCCGGAGCCGAGAAGATCGCCCTCATGCTCGGGCTGCGGCTCGAGCATGAGATCACCATCACCCAGCTCGAGGGCGGGCACCGTGAGGTGATGGTGACGTCGCGAGCCGTCATGCGCAAGACCGGGGAGCCCATCGGCGACGGCATCGGCATCTGCACGACCATGGAGAGCAAGTACCGATACCGCAAGGATTGGGACCACAAGGTGAACGGGCGCCCTGGAATCATCGAGAACCGCGATGTGGCCGACCTCTGGAACACCGTCACGAAGATGGCCGAGAAGCGGGCCGACGTCGATTGCGTGAAGCGCGTCGCAGGTGCATCGGAGTTTTTCACCCAGGACGTGGAGGACATGCCCGACTACATGACGGACTCACGGCCCACGGCCCCTACGCAGAGCGCGCCGGCAGTTGCGCCGGTGGTCGACCTGCAGCCCATCAGGGACCGCATCAGGCCATGGAGCGCGGCCAACGGCACGTCGCTGACAGACGGAGCAAAGCGCATCTGCGCGAAGTACGGCGTGTCGCACATGGAAGAGCTCTCTCAGGCACAGGTCACCGATGCGGTCAAGGCCATGGACGCCGGCATCGCCAAGGCAACGGACGCCGCGGCCGAGACTACGCCTGAGGCGTCGGAGCCGGATGACGTGGACCCGGTGACGGGCGAGATCGTGGACGCCGACGTGGAGCTGTACGGAGAGGACGTGACGTTCTAGATGGCCATCAACCGTGTAAACATTTCGGGCAACCTCACGAGGGACCCGGAGCTCCGTTCCACTGCCAGCGGCACACAGATCCTCAGCTTCGGCGTGGCCGTCAACGATCGCCGTAAGAACCAGCAGACCGGCGAGTGGGAGGACGTTCCCAACTTCGTGGACTGCCTCGTCTTTGGCAACCGCGCGGCCCCGCTCGCCGACATGCTGCGCAAGGGGGCGAAGGTCGCCATCGAGGGCAAGCTCCGCTACAGCGCCTGGGAGGCGAACGACGGGTCCAAGCGCTCCAAGCTCGAGGTCGTGGTGGACGAGGTGGAGTTCCTCTCCCCGAGGGACCAGCGGGGCGCGGGCCAGCAGCAGACGCAGCAGCCCAGGCAGCCCCAGTACCAGCAGCAACCGTACGTAGCGGCGACCCCAAGGGCGCAGACACCGGCACAGCAGCAGATGCCGTACGACGAGGACATTCCGTTCTAGAAAAGGAGAAACGTCATGAAAAACGACCACATCAGCGGCGCAAGGGCAACCGACATCGCGGAGAGAATCAAGGACAGCGGAGTATTCCTTGGCACGCAGGACTGGCTCGACAGCGCCAAGGTCACAGAGGACGAGTACTACGCATTTTTCGAGTATGCAGTGGAGCGGGCATCGCAGCTCGATTGGCTGGACCATCACCGGGACGAGGAAGCGGAGCTATGCCCCACTAAAGCATCGCTCGAAGCCGTCAACATCAAGACCGGAAAGGTCGTGCTCCAATTCGAGCTCGCGCCGGGTCATGCCAGGGACATTCCCGTGCTCGCCACGCTTACGGGGCAGACGTTGTACGTCGAGCTCTATCCCGAGCAGATGCCTCTGCCCATGGAAGATGCTGCCGAGACTTGCGAAGTGGACGATGTATAGGGGCTTTGGCTTGCTCTTGGATGACGAGTGCAGGCGGATGGAGTAGCGACTAATGACCGACGTAGACGAGATGTACCCGCGCTGGCTGCGCCTGGGCTCGCGAGAGGCGACGTACGACCCCGGCGCGACATCGGTGCGCGGTCGCTTCGGCTGGGCGGGATACGGGCGCCTCGTGGGCCTCAGGCAGATCCTCGCCAACTCCCCCGGTGCGGTCATTCCCGTCGCCGAGAAGTGGCAACTGCAGTCGCTGGCGGCGTCGCTCGGCATGAGCGTCGCGAAGTGCCGCGAGTTCCTTGAGTTCCTCGCTGAGTCCGGATGCATCGACGAGGAGTCGTTGAAAACCAAGGGGGAGGTTTTCGACAACTCGGTGTGGGAGCAGGTCCAGGCATACCAGACGAAGTGTCAGACGGCACGAAAGAACGGCAAGAACGGCGGGTTCCACACGTAGCCCTACCAGCGCTTAAACCGACATGGGTACCGACATAGGAACCAACGTTGGTACCCATTTCCTTAGATTCTGATTTTGATTTGGATAAGAACACTCAACCTTACTTGTGAGAGAGGAACCGGAAAATGTCGAAAACTCAGACGCAAGAGCTGAGGACGCGCGACGCAGTTGACCCGCTGGACAGGCTGCGGAAGCTGGGAAGCAACGGACGCCGCGGCCACGAGCTGACCGACCACGGCCACGAGCTGACTGGCCTCGCCGACGCGTGGCTGCACGAGCGCAGACGGCACGCAATGGCGCTCCGCGACCTGGAAGAGCGCATCAAGGCGCTCGAGGAGAACGAGCTCGAGAACGCGGAGGACAACGACCGGCTCAGGGCCGAGCGTGACGGGTTGCAGACCAGGTTCGACGTCTCCATGCCACTACCGCTTGACGCAGACGGATACGTTTGGGACAGCTACGAGGAAGAGTTCATCAACCGCGACGGCGAGAGGGTCAGGATCGGCGAAGACACCGGCCTCATGTACACGCAGGAAAACTGGTTCCTCGGAGACGAGCACAACCGATGGGATCCGGCCGAAACGTGCAGGCACATCGAAGAGGACATTCCCCGGCTGAAAAGGCTGCACAACGAGACCATCGAGGACGTGCGCGGGGACGCGGAAAAGCGCGACTGCGAATACTTCGGCCACAAGCGCGGCGAACCGTGCAACCACTGCCCCGCCTTTGACGGCGGGAAGTGCAACGGCTCCGCGGCCCGCGTAGACCTCGTGCGACGCGCCTACGAGTGCGGACAGAGGGACGGTGACGAGCAATGAGGCACTCAGACTACGGAGACTCCCTCGAGCCCTCGGACCTCGCGCCATGCCGCGCCTGCGGGTGCGCGCCAGAGGTCAGGGGAGACGATACGGATCTCAGGAGCGGATTCGGGGTCACGTGGATCAAGTGCCCCAAGTGCGGAATCTCGACCAAGCACAGCACCAACGGCCAGGGCGTCGCCAACGACTGGAACAGGGTCATGGGCGGGCCCACGACCATCAAGCGTGATGGAGATGATGCCCGATGAGCGACGGACTTAAGCCATGCCCGTTCTGCGGCGCAGATGTGGCCGAAATCTGCACCTGCGAAGAGCTGCAAGCGTGTGACGCACGCTGTGACATCTGCCCCTGTCCTAAGACGTATCAGGTCGTATGCAGCTGGGACAACTATGGGTGTGGCGCGAGCAGCGGGGTCAAAGACACGCGCGAAGAGGCTGCGAACGCCTGGAACCACCGGGTGGGTGATGCCAGATGAGCGCATCGATTACGAGCCCGCAGAGGCTCAGGGACGCCCGTGGCGAGACGCACGAGTACGTCGTGTCACTCACCGACAAGCAGGCTTGTGCCCTGCGCTACATCGCGCACGAGCGCGTCATCCGGTGCTGCGATTGTCAGTATTGGGCGACAGAGGCTAGGTTCACAGGAGGTTGCACGGGCAGAAAACTAGACCCGAACGGATTCTGTGCATGGGGCAAGCCTAAGGAGGCGGACGAATGAGCAAGGTACGCATGAGCGTCCGGTCAAGGCGCATGGTACGGCGCAATCGTGAGTGGTTCGCTCTCATGGACGAGACCGGGCTCACCAGCGACCAGCTGCGCACGTTCCTGGCCCTCAGGGACGCCATGTCCTCGCTAGGTGCCACGATTGCCAGGGAGCTGGCGCCGCTGCTCGCCACCGTTGCGGAGATAGCAGGAGAGTCATGAGCGTCCGTACTGTCGTGAGGCAGTGCAGATAGGGGTGTAGATCGATGCGGTGGACTCCGGAGCAAAAGAGCGTCTTGCTGCAGTGGGCGGGCATCAGACCCGTGTCGGCCATCGCGGGAGTGATTGGCCGTTCCGTCCCTTCCGTCCGCGCAGAAGCCAGCAGGATGCGTCTCAGCGGCATCGACGTCCCGACTCTGCGCGATTGGTGGCTCTGCCCCGTCTGCGGACAGCGCAACCCCGTCTCGTCCGACCGATGCGAGCTCTGCTATCGGCGCGAGCTCCGGGACCTGGCGCACAAGAGGTACACGCTTACCCAGGCGATGATCGGGGCGAGGGAGCAGGGGGACGCAGAAGAGGTAGCACGCCTGGACGCCGAGCGCAGGGCGGTAAAACAGGCGGACTACCGCCTACGGAAAAAGTCAGAAACGAAATCCGTTTTGAAATCATCGCAGGTAGATGACACATCTTTTACGAAAGTTTTGCGACGTGAATCCAGACAGACACGCGACTAGGAGAGTAGGACTCCCTCTCTCATGGCCCTCACTACGGTGGGGGCCTTTCCTTTTGCCCCGGTAACGCCTGCCGCATCCTGCTTGCATGGAAAAGCATCTGACGCAGCGACAGGAAATCTATTGCCAGCAGCGCGCCGCCGGACTCACGCAGCGTGCAGCCTATCGTGTCGCCTATCCACGATCACAAAGTTGGAGTGACGCGAGCGTGGACAAGGCCGCTTCACGGCTTGAGCAGAATGCCCAGGTTTTACCCAGGTATCGGGAGCTCGCCGACGATGCTGCGAAGGTAGCTGCGAAGAAGGCTGCCTGGACCCGCGAGCGATCCATGCGTGTGCGCTTGGACAAACTCGAGCGAGGAGAAGGTGCGGCTCAAGCCTTTGCGAAGGTCTCGGGTGGCTTGCGCGTCGACAAGGACGCCGAGACGGTCATCGACAACGCCGCGCGCGACCTTGACCATCTGGCGCGCCTCGACGAGCCGGACTCGGGAATCGAGGGAGACGACAGCAGCGGTCTCGTCGATGGTGACGACCCGCTCATCTATCTCAACATCGGCAAGGAGTACCTCTACCTCCATCGGACCATACTCGCAGGCACACAGACCACCTTCCCCATCGTCGGCGGGCGCGGGTCCCTAAAGTCGTCGTTCGTGGCGCTCGAGGTGTGCCGCGACCTCAAACACAACCCGGACCACAACGCCATCGTGCTCATGCGCTGGAAGGAATACATCCGGGATAGCGCCTACGAGCAGATCGTGTGGGCGCTCGACCGCCTCGACATGTCAGATGACTGGAAGTGCTCGACCTCTCCTATGCGCTGTCGCAACAAGAGGACCGGTCAGGTCATCGTCTTCAGGGGCTGTGATGACCCGAAGAAGACGACCAAGTCCATCAAGCCGCCCCATGGGTACTTCGCGGTGATGTGGCTTGAGGAGTTCGACCAGTTCAACGGACCCGACCAGCTCCGCACGGTCCGCCAGTCCGTCACCCGTGGCGGTGAGGACTTCCTGCGCTTCTACACCTGCAACCCCCCGAAGTCGACGCATCACTGGGCCAACGCCTGGCTTGCCGAGCAGGTGGCCCTTGGCATACCCGTCACCCGCACCAACTACCTCGACGCACCGCGCGACTGGCTCGGGGACCAGTTCCTCGCAGACGCCGAGGAGCTCAAGGCATGCAATCGTCCCGCCTACGACAACGAGTACGGCGGCATCGTCACCGGAGAGGGAGGAAACGTGTTCGAGAACATCGTGGTACGCAAGGTCACACCAGAGGAGCGAGAGGGCTTCGGCCGCATATCGACGGGCGTGGACTGGGGATACTGGCCCGACCCCTGGGTGTGCGTCCGCATCGCCTTCGACCGCGCGCAGAAGCGCCTGTGGATCTACCGGGAGGATAAGTCGGTACGCGAGACCAACGAGCAGACGGCCGCACGCGTGAAGGCGATGCAGGAGGCCGACCACTACGCCGGTGAGGTGTGGTGCGACTCGGCGGAGAGGAAGAGCACGCGTGCCTACCAGGACCTTGGTATCAACGCGCGCAACGCCCCCAAGGGGCCGGGAAGCGTCGAGCAGGGATATCTCTGGCTTGCACGACTGCGCGAGATCGTCATCGACCCCTCGTGCGAGCTGGCGGCCAGGGAGTTCACGGGCTACGAGTTCCAGCAGCTCAAGACGGGCGAGTACACGAGCTCGCTTCCCGACAAAGACAACCACTCCATCGACGCCGTGCACTACGCATGCGCGCCGTTCATCCGCGAGAGTTAGAGAGGACAGACCATGGCAGACGTAGAAAACGAATTCAGCCTACCGACGTACGTGCGCGAATGGCTCGACCATCAGGGATACGGCACGCCCAGCGCCGCACGTATGGAAGAGCAGGTCGAAAAGTGGATGGGCTGGTACCGTCACGACTGCGACTGGTACGACTCCACCGAGTACGACAGCGACGGGCGCGCCTACAAGGTGCACCGCATCAGCTGCGCACCCGCCCGCATGGTGGCACAGGAGTGGACGAGCCTCGTGCTCAACGAGCGGACCACGGCCTCCACGGAGGATGAGGGCACCAACGAGTGGCTCGACGCCTGGGCGGAGCGCACGGGGTTCTGGGCGCGTGCTCAGGAGCTCGTCGAGAGGGCGTTCGCGCTCGGCACCGGGGCCTTCGGGACGTGGGTGTCCATCGGGGACACGCCACAGCAGTCTGACGTGCGTCTGCGCTGCTACGACGCCCGCATGATCGTGCCGCTGTCATATGACGACGGCATCGCGAGCGAGTGCGCCTTCGCCTACCGCTCCGTGCTGCGTGGCAAGAGGGTCGACACCCTGCTCGTGAACACCCTCGACGCCGGGACCGGCACCTACCACATCATGCCCGTGACGTGGATCGCCGGGAAGCAGCAGGCGGTCGACGGGATGCTCGACGACCTCGACACCGGCAGCATCACACCACCCTTCGGCATCTTCCGGCCAGCCCTCACCAACACCTACCACGACTCCACCCCCTTCGGCGTCAGCGTGTTCGACGACGCCCTGGGGGCCGTACAGCTCACCGACCGCGCCTTCGACAACCAGGACAAGGACATCTACCTCGGCGCACAGCGCGTCTTCATCGACGACTCGCTGATATCCACGCAGCTCGATAAGGAGGGGAACAAGGTGGCCATGCCCTTCGGTCGCGATCAGCAGCTCTTCCGCAAGATACGGGGGGACGGCACGGGCAAGATGATCGAGTATTACGCGCCGAAGCTACGCTCTGACGAGAACCGCCAGGCGATGCTCACAGCGCTTGAGGTGTTGGGGATGCGTACCGGACTCGGGCCCGACCACTTCGCCCTTGAGCGCACAGGCGGACTCAAGACGGCCACCGAGGTCGTTTCCGACCACGGTGACATGTTCTCCAACCTCCGCAAGCACGAGAATCAGCTGGACCCCGCGCTTTCGCAGGCGCTCACTGGCATGCTCAACATCGCTCGGGATAAGTGTGGGTTCGCGGACATTGCTGAGGACTTCGGCGAGGTCTCCATCGACTTCGATGATTCGGTCATCACCGACACGGCGGCGCAGCGCGCACAGGACCTCAGTGACGTGGCGGCGGGTGCCATGAGCCTCGTCGAGTACCGCGTTAAGTGGTACCACGAGAGCGAGCAGGAGGCCACGGCGGCCATTGCTGGCATGTCGGGCGACGCGGGTCCCCAAGCGCCTGCGGTGGACGCCACGGAGCCCTCCGGCGGCATCGAGTAAGCCATGCTAGACCCCGACTACCTGCAGACCGCAGCCGACAGCGTGACCTCCATCTACTCAGCCATCGAGGCCGAGGCCATCTCCAAGATGTCCGACATGATGCTATCTGGTGGCACAGACACCCAGTGGATGCAGACGCGCCTCCTGCTTCTCTCGCAGTCGTGCCCCCAGGAGGTGCTCGCAATCATCGCGCAGCACCGCGCGGAGCTCTCCGACGCCGTGGTGCAGACCGTCGAGGACGCCATCACCAAATCAGACTTGTACGACCGCTCGGTGATGGAGGCGGGCCTCGGGGTTTCTGCCGTCATAACCCCGAATGCCCTGCCGCTTGCCATCTCAACGACCATCTCGCAGGTGACGCAGATACTGCAGCGCGACAACCTCTCCATGGCCGACGGGGCGCGTACGGCTTTCCTCGGCGCCTCTACCAAGGCGATCACTCGCGTGAATGCCGGCGTCGTCACGGCCGACAAGGCGATGCGCGAGGCGGTGGCCGACCTCTGGCAGTCCGGTGTCAAGGTGGTCGACTACGAGTCCGGCGTGCACAACCAGGTCGACGTGGCCGTGCGCAGGCATATCATCACGCAGCTGCACCAGACCGGAGGGGCGCTCACCAAACAGCGCATGGAGGACAACGGGTGCAACCTCGTGGAGGTCTCAAGCCATCTCGGAGCGCGCCCGAGTCACCGTGACTGGCAGGGACGCATCTACAGCCTCGGAGCAGCGGTGCAGGGCTATAGGACGATAGCAGACGCGTGCGGGTACGGACGTGTGGATGGTCTTATGGGAGCAAATTGCCGTCACTCGTACTCGCCGTGGAAGGAGGGGTGGGAACGCCGGTACTCCCCCACTCCCGACGAGGATGCCGGCTATGACCCGGACGAGATATACGCCCTGCGGCAGAAGCAGCGCGGCATCGAACGACAAATCCGTGACACCAAGCGCAAGCGGGACGGGCTGGATGCCGCCGGCTTGGACTCCACAGCCGAGCGGGTGAGACTGCGCACCCAACAGGCGAAGATGCGCGAGTTCCTAGCCTCGAACGAGGGCAAGCACCTGCAGCGTGATCCGAAGCGCGAGAGCGTGCAGACGACGGCGAAGTACGGGAGTAGCAGTGCGGCGGCTGCCACGGCAAAGAGCGTGCGCATCGGCCGAGAAGTGAGCGTTCCAGGCGGGGGTAAATCGCGCCTCGTCGAGGAGATGGGCATATCCGACGAGGAGGTATTCGCTGGACCGGGATCTAGTAGAGAGTTGAGAGTGAAGGAATTCTTAGCCGGGAACTATGGTGGCGACGCTGATAAATGGCAACATAAGAAGGGGCATGGGTACGTCTATGATGAAAATGGGAAACCAAAAAGGGCAATGATCCACTGGTTTGAAGAGGAAGCGGTTGGTATAGTGGAGTTGAAGGTGAAAGGATGGTCGAAAAAACAGTGAAAGTCCGGTACACAGGCGATTACTATAAGATTTCCCTCGTAAAGGGGAGAATCTACGATGTCATATCCGTCGATGATGGATGGTACCGTATCGTCGACGAGACCGGAGAGGATTACCTGTTCTCTACCGACCAGTTCGAGACCGTCCAGAAGACCGCATAGAATAGCGTGACACGATACGCGCCTAGGCCCCTCTTCGGAGGGGCTTTTTCATGCCTGGTAACGTCCCTCCCAAACTCATAGCCGCAGGGTCTTCCCCCTTTCCCCCTGCATGACGCCCGCGCTCCCGCACAAGCGCGGGCGTCGCCATATCTACCCTCGGGTAACGCACGGCTGAAGATGCAATCACGCGAGGACGCGGCGACAACTGCGCCCATACGCACGCCGTGGCGACAACTACGGCACCCGCAAGCGGGCAGGGAAGCCCGACAAACAAACGCACGGGAGGAAGACGGACATGGCAGAGGAAGAGACAGACCCGAAGCTCGAGGAAGGTGCGGGCGGAACGACCGAGGGCACCGAAGGTGGTGGCGAAGGCGGTGCCGGCACTGGTGGTGGAGACGAGAGCGGCAAGCAGGTCGTATCCCTCGGAAAGTACCAGCGTGAGACGAGGGCGCTCAAGGAACAGATCGAGGCTCTAAAGAACCCGAAGCCCGAAGGCAACGGCGAGAGCACCGGCAAGCCAGCGGTCGAGACGTCCGACCTGGGTGCGCTCTCTAAGGAACTAGCCGAACTCAAGGCCGAGCTCGCAAGCCGAGACCTCGACAAGGCCCTCACCAAGGCGCTCGGAAGTGCCGGTGTGAGTGACACCGACCTTGCAGCCACGTACCTGCTCGCAAAGGGCGCAAAGCTCAAGGACGGAGCGCTCGAGGGCGTCGACCTCGAAGCACTCAAAACGCTGCATCCAAGTCTGTTCGCACCAGAGAAGAAGGGCTCCTCGGGCCCGAAGCCCGGAGGGGCCATGGGAGGCAAGGGCGACCTTGACGACAAGATCGACAGGGCGCTCCACCTCAGATGACAACCAGGAGGTAAGAAATGCCAAACAGCATCGCATACAAGATCAACTACGCTTCCAAGCTAGACAAGAAGCTCGAGCAGGAGGCCGTGAGCTCCGTCCTCGACGTGAACCAGGACCTCGTCGGTGACTTCGTCGGCGCGCGTCAGGTCAAGGTACGCAAGCTCTCGACGGACGGGCTCGGCAACTACAGCACGAGCACGGGATACCCCATGGGCGCCTTCACCCTCGCCGAGGAGGTCGTGACCCTCGCCTACGACCGGGGGAAGAAGTTCCCCATCGACCGCATCGACGACCTGGACTCCGGCCAGATCATCTCCGCCAACGTCATGGGCGAGTTTATCCGCCTGAAGGTGGCCCCGGAGGTCGATGCCATACGCTTCGCAAAGTACGCCTCAAGCGCCGGCACGACCGCCACGCCTGGTGCACTCACGGCTGACACCATCACCGATGCGGTAGATGCGGCAGAGGCGCAGATCGGACAGACGTCCGACCCGACGCTCTGCAAGCTCTTCGTCGGCTGGGGCGTATACGCCCTGCTCAAGAAGGCGCAGAAGGAGCGCTTCGTCCAGGCCGCAGGCACGGTGGTCGACACCAACATCGAGAAGTACGACGGCATCCAGATCGTCCGCGTACCCGATGCCCGATTCACCGTCGCCCCGACCGTCTCGGCGACCGACGGTTACACGCCGGGAGCCCAGGGCATCAACTTCCTGCTCATCAACCCCGCCTGCGTGCAGCAGATCAAGAAGCACGAGAACACCAAGATCATCAGCCCCGACGTCAACCAGACCTCGGACGACTGGCTCTTCTTCTACCGGCTCGTCCACGATGCAATCGTGCTCGACAACCAGAAGGCGGGGATCTACGCGCACCTCAAGGCGGCGGCGTAACCATGTCGGTGACGGTGCGCAGGGACTTCGACCTGCAAGAAGTGTCTGATGACCGGGTGCAGGACTTCCTCGATGTCGGATACCACATCGACGGAGAGGAGCCTGCGTCCGCCGACCCGGAGACCGCGACGGACATCACAGAGGAAGCACCGGTAAAAGACGCAGCTAAGGAGGCATAGACAATGGACGCACCCGACTACACGTACTACAGCGCCACCTACGGGGGCGCCATGTCCGAGGGTGCGTTCAACGCCGCCATCCGTCGCGCCATCCCAACCGTGACGAACATGGTCGGACGTTGGGCCAGCATAACCGACGCCGACCAGATCGCGGCTTGCAAGACGGCCTGTTGCATGGCCGCCGACGCCTACGACGCCGCCCCGAGCGATGGGGTGTCCTCCGAGGGTATCGGCGGTGCCAGCACCTCCTGGCGCTCCGACTTCGACGCCGACGATAGTGCCAGGAGCGCAGTGCGAGAGACGCTCCTGGCCGCTGGCCTGCTCTATACGGGGTTGATGTAGATGAGGCCCATCGCAGCAAGGTTGCTCATGCAGACAGCCAAAGTGTCGGCGCCCAGCACGACCGGCCGCTATGATGGCGACTTCGAGGCCCCGGTGACCTACTCGCACGTGCTCATGCAGCCCATCACCTCAAAGACGGCAACCTCATGGGCGCTTGAGCCGGGTACCACGGGCGTCCTCTACATCGATGCCGTACACAGCAGCCCGGCCGTGGCCCCAGCCGAAGGAAGCCGCGTGACATGCGCCGGCATCACCGCGACGGTAGGTACCGTGAAGGTGCTGAACGACCCCCGCACGGGCGCCGTGCACCACTGGGAGGTGGGACTCAGATGAGCAACGATGCGGTCGGACTCGACGTCGACGTCGACCTGTCTGAGATAGAGGCCCTGCTTGGTGACGAGGCGACGGAAAGGGCTCAGACCGTGTGGGCCCAGAAGGTACTCGACGACATGAACAAGCACTGCCCTGAGGACACCGGTGCATTGAAGGCGAGCGCACCTATAGCAAGCCGTCCAGAGACCGGCGACCTTGTGTGGAACACGCCTTATGCCAAGCGCGTCCACGAGCTCGACAGCGTGGGAACCAGCATCAGCTCTGACGCGCTGCCCCACTGGACCGCCGCGGCGAAGGACCTGTACATGGAGGATTGGGCAAAATACGCGGGAGAGTTGCTGGTGGAGGACTGATGGGCGTGCGAATCGACATCCAGGAAGGCATAGCCGACCTGCTCTCCGCCCAGGGCTACGAGGGCGTCACGAATCGGCTGCTCGACGGGACCAACGAGGGCATCACGGTACGTCGCTATCCCGGCGCGGGTCAGAGCGATGAGGACATGGACGGCACGAGCCATGTGCCGGTGAATGTCCAGATCATCACGCGCCGGCTCTCTGAGGCGCAAGCCATGGATGAGGCCGACGCCATCCGCACGCTGCTGTACCACCGGCGCATCGAGAGCGCATCGGGCGGTTACACGACCGCCCCGCTTCACATATACATTGAGCCGCAGCGCATCAGGCTCGACAATTCGGGACTCACGTCCTTCGAGCTCATGGTGCAGGCGGACCTGACAATCTAGGAGGTAAAAGGCATGGCATATAACGACATCGGATTTGCGGAGAACTTCCAGTACCTTTTCATGATCGACACCACCCCGACCGGTACGGTACGTACCTGGGCGCGCATCGGAGCCGGCATCTCGAAGGTGAAGCCGGACGGCAACGAGGAGACCTCCTCCGACGCCTGGTTCGACGGGGACGGCTACAAGTCCACCGAGGTGACCGGGGCGCAGACGTCCTACGACTTCTCCGGCTCACGCAAGTACGGAGATCCCGCACAGGACTACGTGGCCTCCATCCGGGGGACCCTTGGCACGGGGCGCAAGACCAGCCTCAGGGTGATCGCACCCAACGGGGACATCGAGCAGGCAGCGGTCACCATCACCGACATCACCCCGGGTGGCTCCGGAAAGGCGAACGACAAGGCTGACTTCGAGTTCAAGGCGAACTACGACGGCGCGCCTACCTTCACCATCGGAGCCGCCACCACCTTCCCCACGTCGATAACGGCCACCGACGCGAGCGTCAAGGTCGGCGCCTCCGCGCCCATCGTGGCGACCATCGCTCCGGCGGGCGCGAGCCCCGCCCTCGTCTACGGCATCGACGACGACACCGTCGCGACGGTCGACGCGGCCGGCAACGTCACTGGCGTCAAGGTCGGCACCGCGAACGTCTGCGTGAAGAGTGTCGCCAAGCCCTCGGTCACCAAGATCGTGAAGGTCACCGTCACGACGGCCTAGGGCCCCTGGGTAACGCACCGCGCAACATCACATGAGGGGGAACGGGTGCCGCGCCGCCTCGTTCCCCCTCATCGTATCCGCGGCGCGAAAGGTGGCGCGCATTATGGAATCACTTGGAATGGGCAAGGCACTGCTTGAGTTCCGGCTTGATGACGATGAAGAGTCTCCGGCATACAGCGTCTCCCTCACCGACATCGCAACAGAGGATCTGTACAGGCGATGTGACGAAGCCTTCAAGAAGTCGGCACGTCTCATAAAGGCCATCGAAGCGGAGCACCCAACCGGCAAGCCTGAGCAGGACAAATTCATCAAGGCCACGGCGCGTCTGAACCTCTCGAAGATAGAGCGCCAGATCATAGAGGCGTGCGTGGGCAAGGCGGGGTATCTCAAGGCCCTCGACTGGGTCTCGGTCGTGCGCGAGGGGCGTGCGAGACAGAAGCCGCAAGACCTCGTCATGGCCATGTTCCCCCTTTTTGCGTACCTGCTCGAACAGGTAGCAGCCCAGGCGATGGTCACCAGGAAGGCCACACAGCGTCTTGAGGTGACTGCGGAGCAGCTACGCCACTACATGCCTGCCGATGCATTAAAGGCAGCGCTAGACGCTCCTGCGGACGACGTGGATGCGTAGCGCGGCACTCACAGACAACACGCACGGCGTCGCCGTGTGGCGTGGCCACCGCATCGCCATCCGCGACGATGCGCGCTCCGTGCTGCTCATCATCGAGATGTTCGCCGACGCCGACCTCACCCCCGAGGCCAAGAACGCGCTACTCCCCTCGATGCTCTTCCGCGACCCGGAGAAGGCGCTCGTCCTCGTGGCGACGGCCGACGACTACACCGACCTCGTGGGGACCGTCCTTTGGGACGTGTGCGGCCTCGACGTGACCGGTGCCCACTGCGTCGAGTGGGAAGAGCCCGTCATCGACTGGGCCGAGGATGCCGGCCGCATCAAGGCGACCTTGCTTGCTGACTACGGCCTTTCGTGGGATGACATCGCCGAACGAATCTCCTTCGCCGACCTCGCCGCGCTCCTCTCCGAGTGTGACTCGGAATCCCCGCTCGGGCGCGCCGTCCACTACCGGACGGCAGAGCCGCCCAAGCGCACCGAGCACAACGGGGACTACTGCGACGCGTGGCAACGTGCGCGGAAGTTCTACGCATTACACCGAAACAAGCAGGCTCCGGAAGATGACATGTCGGCTCAGTCGGAAGCCGTGGGGGATCTCTTCGCGGCACACAAACTAGCGGCGCAAAGGGAGGCGCGCCGCCATGGCTGACGGGACGGTAAAGATAAAGGCGACGCTTGACACGTCGAGCGTCAAGAGCGGCGTAGCAAGCATCCAGAGTAGCGTGGCTGGCATCAGCTGGGAGGGCATCAAGAACGGCAGCGTGGCGGCCAGCTCGCTGTCGAGCGCGATGCAGTCCGCCGGCACATCGATAACGGCGAACATCACCACACCCCTCGTCGAGGCGGCCAAAACCTCGTACGCGACGGCCTCCGACTTCGACACCACGATGCGCCAGCTCTCCGTGGCGACGGGCACCCCGATAGACCAGATGGACAGCCTCAGGCAGACTGCCGAGGACATGGGCGCGAGCACCATCTACTCGACGACCGAGGCCGGGGATGCAATGTTGGAGTTCGCCAAGGGCGGCCTCACGGCGGCGCAGATACAATCCGGCGCCCTAGACTCCTCCATGACGCTTGCGGCGGCTGGTGGCCTTGAGCTCGCCGATGCGAGCAGCACCATCGTCCAGGGGATGAACATGTTCGGCATCTCGGCCGAGAACTCCTCCGAGGTCACCACGGCCCTCGCTGGGGCCGCGAACGCCTCGACCGCTGACGTGTCAGACCTGGCCATGGGGTTGTCACAGTGCGGTGCCCAAGCGTCCATCTCGGGCTGGAACTTGCAGGACACCGCATCGGCCATGGCAGCCCTCTCCGACAAGGGCATCCAGGGCAGCGACGCCGGCACTTCGCTCAAGACGATGCTGCAGTCACTTGTGCCGACGACCGACACCGCAAAGGCCGCCATGGCCGAATACGGTCTTTCGTTTACCGACGCATCGGGCAACATCGACGACATGCAGACCGTTGCACAAAAGCTGCAGAGCCAGCTCGGCGGTCTTACCGAAGAGCAGAAGTCGCAGGCACTTACCACCATCTTCGGCAGCGATGCAAGCCGTGCGGCGGCCGCACTGATGGGCACGAGCGCCGAGAAGATGAAGACGTACGAGGACGCCACCAGGGACTCAAGCAACGCCACCGACATGGCGAGCGCCGCGACGGATGGTATGGCCGGGGCCCTGTCGAATGCCGGAGGCGCCATCAACAACGCCGAGATTGCGCTGGGTGACGCCCTGGCCCCTGCGGTCGCTGCAGTGGCAGACGTTGTCGCGGACCTCGCCAACGGGTTCACCTCGCTGGATGACTCGACGCAGATAATGATAGCCGGCGGGCTTGCCGTGGTGGCGGTCATAGGACCGCTGCTCGCAATCGGCGGACAGCTCATGGCCATGATACCCTCCGTGACCGCCGGGCTCGAGGGGGCGGGCGCAGCAGCGGGCACGGTGGGAGCGGGTGGTGCCGCAGCGGGTACCGGTCTCGGAGCGATGCTCGGGCCTATCGCCCTCGTCGTAGCCGCCATCGTCGGGGTCATCGCACTCATGACCTACCTCTGGAACACCAACGAGGCATTCCGTACTTCGGTCACGTCGGTCCTCGCTCAGGTGGCCACGCAGTTCCAGACGATGGTATCCCAGATACAGGCGGCAATCGCACCGATGGCAGCGACACTCTCCCCGCTCATCGGGCAGCTCGCAACCTCGCTAGCCCCGGTCCTCTCCGTGATATTCAGCGTACTGGGCACGATACTCACCGTCCTCATGCAGCTCGTCGGAGACTCCCTCACGCAACTCGCTCCCATCATCACGACGATACTGGCCGTTGTGATTACCGTCGTCACCTATCTCGTCGGGGCGCTGACGCCAGCCCTCCAGCAGATAGGCACCATGGTGTCGTCGGTGATGAACGACATCGCCTCGGTCGTATCCGGCGCCCTGGAGGTCGTCCGTGGAGTGTTCGACGTCGTCGTCGGCTTCATCGTGGGCCTCGTCACGGGCGACTTCACGCAGATGGGCTCGGGCGTCACGGAGATCATGAACGGGCTGTCCGATGTGCTCTCGGGCATCCTCAACGGCATTTCCGACGTCTTCTCGGGGGTGCTCAACACCATATCCAGCCTCGTGAGCGGAATCTTCTCCGGCATCTCGAACGCGATAAGCGACGCCATGGGTGGCGCGAAGAACACCGTGACCGACGCCCTCGATGCAATCGCCGGGTTCTTCTCGAACCTGCACCTTGAGCTTCCCCATATCAATCTTCCGCATTTCACAATCTCAGGATCGTTCAACCTCGACCCGGCGAACTTCAGCGTCCCGTCGCTCGGAATCGACTGGTATGCCAAGGGCGGCGTCTTCTCGGGCCCCAGTGTCATCGGAGTCGGCGAAGCGGGACCTGAGGCCGTGGCTCCTATCGACAAGCTGCAAGCCTACATCGACGAGGCCGTGAGCAGAAGCAGTAACGGCTCATCGAACATGAGCGAGGAGGGCATCGGGGCGGCGGTCGCGGCGGCACTCAAAGAGATGCTGTCCAGCGTCAAGACCGTGCGCATCGACAAGATCGTGATAGACGGCTCAAAGATGTCGAGTGCGGACTACGACGGCCTCATCGGAAGCATCCAACAGGCAGCGAGGATGGTGGGATAGCATGCGCATAAGCGGTGTCGTCACCATAGACGTCAACTACTCGGTCACGTGTAGACGCGACGGAGCCACGCTCTGGGCCGACCTCAACTGGTCGGCGACGATCACCTACTCGGGGTCGTGGATCTATTCGCAGATCGTCTATGGCAGCTTCAACGGGACGCAGTTCGCCATCCACGACGGTACGTCCCGGTGGTCCTACGGCGGCGTCGAGTCCGGCACGTGCACCATCAACTGCGGGAGCACGTGGGACGCCTACTCCGCCAGCGTCGGCCTGACGTGCTGGGAGGACGGCTACGGCGGGGTCACCGACTCGGTGGGACTGTCGTGGGGCAACGCCTACGCCGCGCCGGCCGGCGTGACCGGGTTCACCGCAACGCGCGTGTCCGACACCCGCACCGACCTCGCCTGGACCGACAACCCGACGGCACAGGCGCCCTATAGCGTCATCACCGTGTACCGCTCGACTGACGGCGGCGGCTGGGTGCAGATAGCGTCGCTCGGCGGAGGCGCGACGGGTTACAGCGACACCACGACCAGTGCGAACCATGCGTATTACTACTGCGCAAACGCTGCTAACGCCGCCGGGACCGGCTTCAGTGCCGCCTCCAACACCATCTACAACACGCCGGCAGCACCTACCATCGGCACCGCCACCAAGACCGGCACCTCAACGGTCACGGTCGCATGGACCGACAATGCCAACACGGAGAGCGCCTTCGAGGTTGCCCGCAGTGCCGACTCCGGTGCAACCTGGATAAGCATCAGCACCACCGTGGCGGCGGGCGTCACCAGCCATACAGATTCGTCGGCACCCGGCGGCACCGTCTCGTATCGCGTCCGCGCGACACGCGGAAGCCTCTCGTCCGCGTGGAGCGCTAGGAGCAACTCAGTCACGACGATCTGCGCTCCTGCGGCTCCCACTATCACCTCGGGATGGGGCACCTACTCCCTGACCGGTGACACCCTGCGCATCGCATGGCAGCACAACACGCTCGACGGCAGCGCGCAATCCAAGGCCGATGTCTACTACTCGCTCGACGGGGGCACCACGTGGGTGACCGCGACCGTCACCGGCACGACATCCTACAAGGACCTGCCCATCACGGGCAAAGCCGCCGGCGTCGTGGTCGAGGCCCAGGTGCGCACCTACGGCCTCTATGCATCGGCCGGCCCCTACTCCGCACTCGCGAGTACCACGCTGGCAGCAAACCCCCAGTGCAACGTCACCACGCCTGCCACCGACGGCACAGCCATCACCGACGTACCGCTTGTGGCGTCGTGGAGCTATACAGATACCTATACCCAAGCTGGATGGACGCTCCAGCTCTACAAAGCCGGCGAGCTCGTCAATACATGGACCGGTACCACCGAGACTTCATGCAGCATTCCGCTCGCCTATCTGCCGAACACGAACAGCTACTCGCTCACGCTCACCGTGCGCAGTGGCTCCGGTTTCACCGCTACAGCAAACCGCACCTTCGTGACGGCCTACGTACCCCCGACGGTACCGACCGTATCTGCGACATTCAACGCCGGCACCCTGTCGGTCGCTGTCTATGCCTTCGCAGGTGCAACGGGCACCAAGCCGGCCACGGACCACCTCTCCTTGCTGCGTATCGACTCATACGAAGGCACAGCCGACACCGTGGTCCTGGCCGACCCGCTCACGCCCGGAGCCACCCTCATCGACCGCGTGCCTCGCCTCGGACAAGATGTCACCTACCGCGTGGCCGCCGTAGCCGCCAACGGGGCCTACTCGACGACCGACAAGGTGGTGTCGACTGTCGTGGCAGGGTGGGTGGCCATCAACTTCGGGGATGGGCTCAGCAGTCTGTTGCGTGTACGCCGGAACCCAAGCCGCAGCATATCGGCCTCGGATGACTCTGAGGTACTCACCTTCGCCGGGAGGAAAAAGCCGGTGGTCTATACAGGGGAGCACACCATTCTCAAACACTCGCTCACCGCCACCGTATTCGACAGTGACGATGAATTGACTGCATTCCATCTCCTTGAATCGTGGCGAGGAGCAACGACGCTAAGAGATCCATTCGGCCTACGCACACATATCAAATGGACGGGCCTATCAGAGACAGATGGCGGGGGAATACATACCGTAAAACTTAAGCTCGACGGTACGGAGGTCGAGTGATGGCCTCCATCGACTGGCACATACCGAGGGAAGGTGTCTATCGGTTCCGCAGGGTGTCCTACGCGACCCGACAGGAGATCGAGGAGCTCTCCAGCATCGAACCCGGCGGCACCATCACACGCAACACCAACACCGACCTCAAAGAGAGCGGCAAGCTCACGGCTGTGGGCCCGCTCTCAATCGGAGACGACCTCATACGGATCTACTACGTGGTCGAGGACGACGATGGCGGCGAGGAGGCCATGGCCATAGCCACGATGCACGCCTCGGTCGAGTCGAGCACCTACACGTCAGCCACCGAGACCTGTACCGTGACGCTCTACAGCGCTCTGCTCACCTTGCAGGGGGCCGAGCTCACCGCATCGCTCACCATCCCGTCAGGTACCGTCGCGGTGTCCCAAGCAGCTGCGCTCATCACCGGCCTCGGGCTGCCCGTGATCGCGAGTCCGTCAGCTAAGGCGCTCACCGCCGACAGGTCCTACGATGCCGGGAGCACGTATCTCAAAGTCGTCAACGACCTGCTCGACTTCGCAGGCTACTGGTCTGCGCTCGTCGACGGATGGGGACGCGTCGTACTCGCCCCCTACGAGGCTCCCGCCGACCGATCGAGCGTGTGGGACTTCAGGGACGGAGAGAATTGCATCTATCTACCCGACGTGAGCACCACGACTGACGCCTTCTCTGTGCCGAACGTATGCATCCTCACGTCGAGCACATCAGGCGCCGGTCTCATCGGCACCTATACCAACGCGGACCCGGCATCACCCTACTCGACCGTCTCACGTGGCCGGTCGATAGCCATGACCGACACCGTATCTGATGCCGTGGACCAGGCAGACCTCGTGACACGCGCGAAGATCAAGCTGGCGACCGCGACGTCAGCCACAGAGATAACGACCATCAAACACGCCTATGCACCCGTCTCAATCGGGGACGTGGTGGGCTTTGCCTGGGGCAGACACTCGCTCGCATGCGACGGCAGCGTCCAATCACAAGACATCTCGCTCGTCCCGTCTGCCACGACCACGACGGTCCTCAAGCGAATATGGAGATGATCTCATGGGCCTGGTGAACGACCTCATCAACAAGAGCATCGTCGCACAAGCAGAGACGCCTCGCGACTCCTGGTCATTCGGCACCGTCATGGCCGCCCCGACGGCCGGCAAAGTGGCGGTCACCATCGACGGCGACACCACGGCGACGTCCATGGTCTACGCCTCTGCTCCCGCCGTCGGTGACCGCGTGGTCGTGATGCTGCTTGGCACCACTCGCATGGTGATAGCGGTCGTCGGAGGATGCCCCTACGCCGTCGGAGACTGGCTCACCACCGAGTCGGCTGTGCTCCCGTCAGTGAGGTGGCCCGGTACCACATGGGTTGCCATCACAGACCGAATGCCCATGGGCGCAAGCAGCACGTATCCAGTCGGATCGGTGGGTGGCGAGGCCGAGCACAAGCTCACTGGCGACGAAATGCCGTCGCACACCCATAGCCTCAGGTGGAACCAGCCCGACGGCAACGGCGGAGGCGCTGCGGCGGGAATCCCATACAACTACACCAACACAAACGTCATCGGATACGACTCCAACCCCGTGCTCTCCTCGGGCGGCGGAGCCGCACACAACAACCTGCCTCCTTATCAAGCTGCCTACATCTGGAAGCGCACGGCATAGCCCCGAGCGACGCGAGCCGCACGATAGACGCGGTAACGCGCGGACCAGAGTGACAAGCGGCACCAGCGCACGCTGTACCTATACAGGGAGGAGAGATCGTGGCACTGCAATATCAATCGTGCGAGGCGACGGAAACCTACATGGGGTGGGGTGTCAGCGTGTCGGGCAAGGCGGGGCAGTTCGCCGTCTCGGCCTCCTATGCCGGGGCCTCGTACGCGGTATCCGGCCTCGGGAGTCTTGCGGCCGCCCAGAAGGCCGCCGAGGACTACATCGACTCCACCACCCCCGACGGCTGTATCTCCACGTCCTACGCCATCACCGGAACGAGCTCGACGCTCGTGCGCGCGGCCGACGGGACCTGGTCGCTTGTGACGGACGGTACGTCGGTGGCCACCGGGCTCGCGACGGCTCGAGCGGCGCTCGCGAAGCTGCCGGCCCAGGCGGTGACGGCATGAGCTGGTCGCGTATCCTCTTCGGCTCCGACGATATCGCGGGAGCGATAGTGATCATCATCGCAATCGTTGGGTGTGTCGTCGCTCTCGTCACGTGGCTGTCGCAGCGCTCGCAGCGACGAGAGGGCGAAGTGACTGCCATGGCAGTACTCCAGACCACGGTCGGCAGCATCAAGGACACGGTTGTAGAGGTCAAGGACATGGTGGCCGAAGGCAATCGCCTCTCGCATGCCCATGACCTCGCCATCACGCAAGTCAGAGAGCAATACACCGCACTCGAGGAACGTGTCACCAAGGTAGAGGACCGATGCGAGATACATCACGAAGGGAGTAGACATGAAGGCAAGAATCAAGGCAGCATGGACATGGATTAAGGCTAACAAGGGGCTGGTGTCCAAGGTTGTCGCCATCACCGTTGTGGCAGGCAACAGCGTGGCGGCGGCGGTCGGTGTCAAGACGGGAGACATCACATCCGACCAGGTGTACGGCATCACGACCAGTGTGCTCACCATCGCAGGCTTCGGACTGGCAGCGTGGAAGAACTTCAACTTCACGAGTGCTGCCCAGACAGCCCAGAACGTGCTCGAGGCACTCAAGGACGGCAAGATCACAGCCGAAGAAGTGGAGTCCCTGCTCTCGGGCGTGGAACAGATTGTGGCCACGGCAGCGCCCAGCACGGATACCAGCACGACCGACGCTATCGGCACCATCACGCCCGACATCCCCGCAGCCGATGGCGACGGCAAGGGGAGTGAGTAGCTATGGACTGGGACAACCTCATAGCCGACACGGAGGACATCCTCACCGTCCACTATTCCGAAGGCAGGCAGGGCCACACCATCGACAAGGTGATCGTCCACTACAACGACGGCAACCTGAGCGTGGAGGACTGCTACCGCGTCTGGCAGT